AAAGCGTCTAGTAACCGACGCATAAACTTGCCCTCGGAGCCTGGCAACAACAAGGCCTCCGCCTGTGCTCTTCAGCACATCCCTCTCTCTGCCCGCCTGGGTTTACGGCTCAAGTCCGGTGACCTCGACGGTGCCCCTCATTCTCTCCGGTTGCCTCACCCCATTACAGGCGCCACAATTTGCCCCGACTGTTCGTCATACGCAGGGCCGCTCACCCTGCTACCGGAGTTGACTATCGACGTCGGGGCTACTCGAGCATTTCTCGCGTGACCAGCGGGTCCCCCTACCTGGCGGTAGGGGGTGTTCTGTTGCCACGAAATACCTTTCTCTGGGGCTTCTTCCTTTACGAATGAGGACCCACCGCCGGCTGGCCCAGCGATTACCTTCCTCGAGAGGTCACTTGCTTTCCGAAGCACATTCGGACTCCCTGCTGCCACCCCCGCGACGCACTTTCGTGCCTCCGAGGCCGCGCAGCGCCCGCTGTCAACCCTCCGCCCTCTGTACGGCTCGACGCCAGTTCCAGAGGAGGTTGACACCTTCCCTTTCTTTCTCCGTCACGTACTCTTTCGGAACCGAGTACGTGGGGCCATTATCTACCGCGGCCCTCACGGTTTCAGCCCAGGTGCCGTACGATAAGAACATACCGAAAGTTCTTGCACCTGGTCTTTTCGCCGGTCTTCGCTTCCGGTAAGCGAAGCTCTTCCGTACTTTGCCCTTACTTGGCTCGTACGGATTCCTCTCTTTCTTCATCCCCTCCCTCCCGAATTGCCACTGGTGTTCCACCAGTGCGTGAATTTCATCGGGTTCCGGCGTTCCTCGAACGACGGATAATTGGGACTCGGCCAGATAGCCCCCCGGAGCTCCGAGACACCTGATCATACGGTCAGGTGGTTTCGGCAGCGGGGTGAAGCCTCTGCGAAGAGCCATACCTCGGTCTCGCCTATACGAGAGGACCGAGGTGAATCCCAATTGGGAGGGGAGAAGACTCCACGTTCTTCCTATACCCGCGCGAACAAACGCGTCCTCCCATCGAGGACCCGCCTGCTTGCATACCGCAGCCAGGTGCAATATGCCGGTGTATAGGGACGAGTCAGCACCTCCCCTTCTCAAGTTCCTTACCAATTGGAACTTTCTACGCCTCCTCAGGAACACCGTCGAGTTGATCTCGACGGCGTCCTTACCTATCATCGTCTTGGAACGGTTAAGAGCGAAACCCGGTGCGTAGACATCGAGATCGACACGCTTGCGAGAGAAAATCGCCGTGTCGTCGCCGTTGACGAGATAAGTAGCATCCTCACCTATCGTCGCCCATCGGGCAGCGACGTAGGAGGAGATGCAGAGGAGGGGGAAGGAGAGGTACTGCCCCATTGACAGCCCGTGACGGACCATCCTACCGTCGACCAGACAGGTGAGACTACTCTCGGCCAACTGGAAGATTTCGGATGGGACGTCACGGCTTTGCTTCTCAGCGACCGCGAGTATTTCACGAACGAGATCCTGCTGAATGCCATCGCTAGCATTAACAAGATCAACACTCGTGATCCACTCGCGATCGCCGGCCGTCTTGGCAATCCTTTCTTCGGTGGGCGGGCCCACTAAACACCACTCTTGTCTCCCGATGCAGTCGTACATCGCCTGATGCAGCGGCCCTAGCAAGTCAATAGACTTGTCGGGTACGCACATCGGGCGAGATTTCCCGACTGCGGGAACCTCGGAGTACTTCCCTTCGATGACGTCTGGAACGTCTTGTCCCTCAACAACCGCGCGAAAAAATTCGTCCCTCTTCCCGGCCCATAGGTGATCGGCCGATCCTTTCCTCGATTTGAGGAGAGGGTCGTAGCGAACAGAACCATTCGGGGAGAAGAGCGAACAACGGCGGAGGTAAGAACGGTCCCATCCCTTCCGGAAAACTTGGAAGGCAACGGACCGTGCGAAGGCAAGGAAGAAAGGATTGGACTTCGGGGGGAGGGAAAACCTACTCGCAGCCCAAGACGAGTAGGAGGAGGGAGAGTGAATCGTGCAGCCCGATGGCAGGCTGCGCTTTAGCGACGAGAGAGACAGGGCGAATTCCCATCTCTCTCTACGACCCAGTCTTTTTAGGGTGACCAACCCTTCCGCGTCAGGCAGGCCCTGAGCGCGCGGAAAACTAATCATGGCCCTCTCCGAGCCACAATTCTGGAGAAAAGAAAGGTAGCGGTTAAGCTGCGAGACCTCGATATGGACGCCGTCAGGTGAAACCGATGTCATTTCTGACACCGGAATACCAAAGCGGCTCCGTATAAGACGAAGTCCCGCAGCTAACGCTGCCTTAGTCCCCGAGTCTGTCTTGCGACAGTAGGGACAGGTAACCCCCCCACCTGCGGAATAACGGGGGGTAGGGGTACGGGAAACCGTACCGGGCCTCGACAATCTAGCCATATGGCGGATCAAGTCGAGGGGTGATCTAGTGTCA